CGTTAATCTTCGGTCCCTTGCTATTTTTCGCTGCGTTTGGGTCATATGACTGCTCTCCTTCGTCGTCAGAACCGAGATTTTTCGATATTTCCCAGAATTCCTTACTGCCCAGCTTGAACGGCCCGTGCTGTTGTGCCTTATACCAGAAGATTTGGTCTTGTAATTTGTTCGATTTCGCGTTGTTATTGATGACGAGACACTCGTAATTTTCGGTACACTGGTCCATGACCTGACAAAAGCTCTCAAAAGTTGGGAACATACCCGCATAGTTGTCGTAGATTCGCTTACGATTCGCAATATATGGCTCGCGGAGAATAAAAACGTAGTCGATATTCGTGCGGAGATTTGGAGGGATACCCAATGGATATTGCATTGTGATGACTAACATGATCTTCCAATGACGGCCATTCATGAAGAGGAGACGCATCATCACGTCCTTCGTCCATTTGTTGTCATACAAGCAGTCATCCAAAACAACAAATGTACGCGGATCAATGGACGACTTTTTGTATGTATCCATTTCCTTTTTGACCTGTTTTAGGACTGCCTTCTGACGCTTGAGAATATTCTCAATAATGGCGGTATTATATGCATCATGGATGAATAATTTGGGCACATGGGCGGCAAAAAAACCGTTGCCGGCCTCTGTTCCGGATATAACGGTACCAATGGGAATATCCTGGTGGTGAAACATGAGGTCTTGAACGAGGAAACTTTTACCAGTGTCACGCCGTCCAATCAGAACGATGACAGGACCCTTATTTTCATCGGGTCGAAAACTGATGGCTTTCATCTCGAATTTTGCGAGTTCTAAATTCATACTGGTTACTGTTTGAATTGACGATGATACACATTATGTATATTTTTTTACAATATTTTATACGAAATGTCCGCCCGTTTGAAATCAATATAAAACTTCTATTGAACAATCATATTATTACGGTGTTTTAGGAAAATAATGACGAGTGCCTTTCAACTTCACTACCGAAAACATAAATATACTCCAGAGAGTATCGAATCAGCATTATTGTATGATATTCAAAATTATATTCCGATTTATCGGCGATTTTTTGATATTAACGAATCGAACTACAACGGGATTCAATTGAATCAAAGGTATTATTTACAGAATATCATAGAACATCCTACACAAATTATGGATAATAACACGGAATATAACCATGAAGATATCCGCTCCAATTCGAATCATGGATCGCTAAATCATTTAGAAACTGTGATTGGAGACGATGCTGGAAATACAATGAATGTTCCGATGTTTGTGAAGTACTCTCCGCTATTGGATCCGATTCGCTATTTATCTGGAAAATACGAGTCGTCGACGTATACGACGAGTCAACGCGCATGTATGCTTCCTAAATACAATTCAACTTCCGAAACCTGTGAGGATAAGATGTTGAATACGAATAATTCATCATACGTAGACGGATTTTTCTCATACTTGACAAGCTGCGCACTACATACACATGGAATTGTCCACGGTCTTGATTATTATGGAAGCTATCTTTGCAAACAACGCGAATTTTCCACGAATGTATTTGATGATATTGATTATTTGGCGGATTGTTCTTTTTTCAATACATATGAAAACCAGCTTTTCACGATAGATTATTCACAGTTTGATGATGATGAATCAAATGTGAGTGGTAATAAATTAATGAAACTTCGAAATAAACTTCAGCCAATAATGAATGGCGGGAATAATAATGATGATTATTTATCAACGGATAATTATTTTAGTAAAAAAGACCGTATCGATATTCTTGAATATATTTCAGAATGTGATGTTTCCGAAATTTCGCCCGATGTCACCGCGAATACAACAATACCGTCGGTAACTACTACCGCCGCCACCGCCGCCGCCACTGATGTAGTATCTACTGGAGTGCTTGAAATAAATATAGATGATTTTGATATTCAGCGAGATCATCAAGAACATGATACAGTACTTCATCCTAAAAAGAATACTAGGGACTATCGTGATGATAATATCAGTGATAGTGATACGTCACAGTCAAATTCTTCTTATACAACGATAGATGATGACGACGACGGTGAAGGCGGCGATGGCGATGGCAGCGAAGGGGGCGAAAGCGATAGCGAAGGCAGCGAAGGCAGCGAAGGCAGCGAAGGCGACAACGACGACCAAGAAGACAACGACAAAAAAGAGCACAATCGTCAATCTGACCGATATGAAAGTGATGAAGAGTCTTCAGACTATTCCGATGATAACTATAGCGACGACGAACAAATCATCGTAAAAATCAAAGACTTTCCAATCCAGGCGATTTTACTCGAAAAGTGCGTTAGCACACTCGACAATATTATGATGAGGGATGAACTCACAAAAGAAGAATGGACCTCGCTGCTTTTCCAGGTGATTATGACGCTAGTTATTTATCAGAAAATGTTCGCATTTACACATAATGATCTGCACACGAACAATATTATGTTTATCGAAACTACCGAAGAGTTCATTTATTATATCTATGAAGACCAACATTACAAGGTTCCTACATATGGCCGCATCTTTAAAATCATAGATTTCGGTCGCGCGATCTATAAATTCCGCGGAGAGCTTATATGTAGCGACAGTTTCCATCCCAAAGGTGATGCCGCTACGCAATACAATTTCCCGCCATATTATAACCCAAATAAGCCCATCGTAGAACCGAATTACAGTTTTGATTTGTGTCGTTTCGCGTGTGCTCTTTTTGACTATTTTATTTATGACATAAACAAGGTAGAAAAACTGAGTAAATCCGACCCGATTATTAAGATGGTAGTCAAATGGACGTTGGATGACAAAGGACGCAACGTACTCTATAAATCGAGCGGCGAGGAGAGATATCCAGATTTTAAGTTATATAAAATGATTTCAAGGTCGGTTCATAATCACGTTCCTTCTAATGAGATACACAATCCAATATTTGATGAATATAAAATCACATATAAAAAATACAAGAAGCATGCGTCACTCGCAGCGAAGTTCTTGAAAGAGGGAAAAAATACACATATTCTAATAAATGTAGATACATTACCGTGTTATGCCGAATGTGTAAAATAACCCTCCTCCCTTTTTATGTCGATAATTAGCTGCGGCTATTCAAAATCTGCGTTCGGTATGCTGGAATTCCGTTTTTCGCAATAAACTCGATATTCCGCATCGTCCATCCCATACTTGCGCCAGAATGTCCAATCTCCATATTGTCGCCAACTAGTGTAACGATTCGGTCGTCACCGTAGCTGAACATGAAACCGCGGTCAGCAGGCGGACTGTATTTTGAGAGATATTCCCATACGTTTGTTTCCTTATTTTTGATATCTGGCATTTGGCCGACACGAATGATTGAACGCATTCCATCTCTTACCATATCCTCAGACCATTTGTCATTCAAATACGAGAGATCACAATCTCTCACTTCATCAAGTGTAAGAGGCCAGTATCCTGGGGTACGTCCAGATGATGGATGAATATTGACGGATACTGATTCCGGAGCGACGGTATCGATAGTAACAGAAGACATGATAGCGAACGAATGAACGAATGAACGATTCTTGGTTTCACATAAATATAAACATAACGATTCAATTTTTTATGTTTATACTGGCTATTTTATTGTATAATTGGTGAAATAAGTTTTTGAATATTTGTTCCAAGTGGGTTATGCAGATGAGACAACTTTTTCGAATTCGATTTTCTTGAATACGTCTTTGTCTACCTTGTTTTTCAACTCGGTCTGTTCGCTTATTCTTGCTTGTGTGATCACGATTTTTATGGGTGACGCTGGTTGTAACTGCTCGCAAAGACTCACGACAAACCCGACGGCAAGAGGAGGAGTTCCGGTTGTTGTGTTTGATGTGATTGTGATTTGAAGAACAGTATCACCGTTATACCATTCTTCACCCCATAACCATTCGAGAATGAATCGTATGACTTTCACGCAACTTGGAGTAGTCATTTGACCTATACCAGTTTGATTTGGCTGTATCACGATGTTTTTGACTCTGTCACGACGTAATTGAGTGGATAACAATTGTAGCCTATCTTCTAACGGCATATGTGGACAAAACAGTTTGTCACAAATGGTTACGTTGTATGTATTGCTGACACCAGTAATATGTAGTACTTCGGTATTGAAATCGTAAAGATCTCCGTATGCTTGTGGTATCTTGTTGGGCATCCATACTGTTGCTCGAAACGAATACAGTTTATCTATATCATATTTGGCGCGGGTCATTCTCCAGTTCATACGATTCATTTCCTTCATTTGATTCTCCAAAACGGCTAATCTCTCTTTCGTTTCTCGCAATTCGTCTCTCAATTCGTCAATTAAAGCAGAACGACTGTCTTCAAAAGGTGGCGGAGCGCTATATTGG